TGAGCCTTGGCAGGAAGCCTTCATCCGTGACGCCTTGGAGCCTGGTGAGGACACGACCTTCAAGCGCAGCATCATCCTCCATGTGACCCCCCGCCGGCACGCCAAGAGCACGACCTTCGCCTTGATCGTCCTGTGGCTCTTCACCTCCCGCGAGAACTTGAACATCCAGGTGCTTGGCAACGCGGGCGACCATTCCGAGCGCGTGCAGATGCGGCCCCTTCGCGGGATCATCCGGCATACCCCGTCCCTCAAGGCGATGATCGCAGAAACGGACATCCGCAAGGCTGAGATCGTCAACGCCCACATGGGCAACGTCATCCAGTCCAGCAACACGTCCATGACCACGGCCTTCGGTGACAAGCTGGCCGTGCTTTGGATCAGCGACTTTCACGCCTGCCCAGATACCGGGCCATTCGACGCCATGCAGGCCGCGCTTCTCGACACGGAGGGAAGCCTGTGCCTCATCGACAGCAACACCGATGCCGAGGGTGGGCACGTCCACGCCCTGGAGATGTTGGCCGAGACAGACCCGGGCATTTTTGCGCGCCGGATCGAGTACCCCGACCTCGATATCTATCTTCGGGATGCCCCGCCGTGGATCGACAGGCCGAAGGTTCTCCGTCTCCAGGCCACGCAGCTCCCGGCCGCCTTTGACCGCGACATCTTAGGCAAGCGCAGTGCTGCCCGTAACGCCTTGTTCCTCCCCGAGACGATCCAGATGTGCCGGTGCGAGATGCCGGTTCCATTCCCTGCCGACCGCCTGGAGGAACTAACGGGGGGGCGGAAATACATCGTGGGGGCTGGCCTCGACCGTTCGAAGAAGCTTTTCGGGGGCGATAACACTGTTTGGACCACCACACTCAAGGTGGCGAGCGCCAAGGACCTGGAGCCGGAATATTTCATCCTCAACCAGGAAGTGTTCACCGTCAACACGGCCCGGTCCATCAAAAAGGAAATCCTGGCCGATCATCAGCGCTACAACCTGGATGCCGTGACCCTCGAACAGTACGAGGTGGCCGACATCAAGCCATGGCTTGACGATCAGGGCATCCCGGCCGAGGTCATTTCCGCCACCAGTACGAACCAGAATCTTTCCTTTGTCGAGTTGCACCGGATCGCCAAGGAAGGCCGGCTGCATTTCTCCACCGATCTTGACGTTCTCGCGAGCGAGATGCGCACTTTCGTTTATGAGGAACTGAAGGACGGCAACTACCGGTTCGGTCACTCCTCGCAAAAGTTCCACGATGACACGGTGTATTCCCTCAACTGGAGCGTCTTTGCCACCAGGGCCGCCGTGCTCGCTGTGTACGCCTTGGGGCGCATTGTATGTGACAACATTCGTCCGACCCGACACCTCTGCTTTCTCATGGGCGGTGAGATGGAGCTTTTGTGCAAGGATGAGTGCCGCGCGTACCATGAAGTCAAAAACATGTACCAAAGTTTTATGCGCCTCCGCATGGATGACGACTATCTGTTGCCAGAATTTTATTTCAACTATGTAAAGTTGCACGGTCCTCGCGTTTATCAGGGGGCGTAGACAATGGCGAATATTGCCCAGGAAGCCTTCCAGAAGGCCATTTTGGAGGCAAACAGGCTTCGAAAACACGATGCTGAAAAGCGTCTTGCCTTCTACCATGACGAACAGCTCAGCTACTTGCATGATGCGCTTGCCAGAAAGTTCGCGCACCCCAGTAAGCTGACCGCCTGTTTCGTCAACGTGGTCAAGAAGGTGGTAGACCTGAAGGCCCGGGTCTATGCCGACGAGCCCAAGCGGACCATTGATGGCAGCGATGCCGACATTCTGCTCTACCAGGAGATTGCCGAGCAATCCGCCCTGGGCATCAAGATGAAGCTGGCGAGCCGTTATGCGAAGCTGCTCAAGACGCTCATGGTGCGGCCTGTCTGGCGCAATAACCGTCTCGATCTGGACGTGCTGCCCGGCGATATCCTGGACGTGATCGTGGGGGACGCACCGGAGGACCTCGAAAGTGTTTTGGTCACGCATTACGGCCAAAACGACCGCGCCGACGAAATCACCTATTCCGTTTGGACCCTGGAAGCCTGGGAGCGCCTGGACTACCGAGGCCGTCACCTGGACGGTGGGCCCAACCCTTACGGCATGATTCCCTTCGTGCCAATTTGGGACCGACCCCCGACCGATTGCTTTTGGCTGGCCGGCGGTGACGACCTTGTGGTCATGCAAGAGGCTGTCAACAAAGCCCTGGTCGACCTGCTTTACACCCTCGAAATGCAAGGGTTTGGCGTCGGATGGATGCGCGGCGGCAGTGTGAACCCAATGGTCGACGATGCAACCATTACGGTTGGTCCAGGCAGAATGATCCAGTTGCCCCAGGATGGGGAACTGGGATTTGCCGCCACCCAGGCCCCCATTGATGAGGTCGTGGGCGCAATCGACCGCCTGATGAAATGGTGCGCGGTCTCCAACGGCCTGCCGGGCTCTTCCATGAGCGTGGACCCCACCGACGAAAGCGGCGTCTCCAAGATCGTGGGCAATGTTGAACTCGAAGAGTCCAGGCGGGATGACATCGCGCTGTGGCGGGTCTACGAGCGCCGGCTTTTCACCATCATGCGCGCCGTCTGGAACCATCACAACCCCGGGCGCAAGCTCTCCGATTCTGCGACCCTGGCCGTCGATTTTGCCGACCCCAAGCCGGACACCAGCGAGAAGGACCAAGCTGCCACGTGGGAGCTTCTTTTGTCCATGGGCCTCATTTCCCCGGTCGATGCCGCCATGGAGCGCAACCCCGACCTGGCCACTAGGGAAGACGCTCTCGCCTACCTCATGCAGGTGCGCGACGAGACGGCCGCCCTAAGCGAGAACAAGATTTAATCGCCGGCGACGGCGTAAATCATCGAAGGAGCACCAGATGGACCAGAACGAGAACGACAAGCAGAACCAGTCTCAGGACCAGAACGGCACCCCCGGGAGCGGACCCGACAAAACCGAAAAGACGGTGCCCTATGAGCGGTTCCAGGCCGTGAATGCGGCCAAGAAGGCGGCCGAGGAGACCTTGACCGGCTTGGTTACGGAGCTGGTGGAAGACATCCCGGAGCAATACCGCGCTCTGGTCCCCAACATCGCCCCGGCGGATCAGATCAAATGGATTCGCGAGGCCCAAAAGTCCGGCCTTTTCAGCACCAAGAAGGAGCCATCGGGACCGGATAGCAAGCGGCCCGGCGGGAAGCCTCCCGTCGATTTCTCGAACATGAGCGCCACGCAGCGCATGGCTGCGGGCTACGAAAAGTAAGGAGTTACGAACATGGCCTTGACTCTCATCGAAGCGGCCAAGCTCGAACAGGACCCGCTCAAAAGCGGCGCTATCGAGACCATTGCCAAGAACAGCGGCGTTCTGGAGCGCCTGCCGTTCCTGCCCGTCTCCAGTAACAGCTACACCTACAACCTGGAAGAGACCCTGCCCGGGATCGCGTTCCGGGCCGTGGGCGAGGGCTACACCGAAAGCACGGGTGTCATCAATCCGCGCACCGAGCGGCTGTCCATCCTGGGTGGCACCTCGGACTATGACCGTGCCCTCATCAAGACCCAGGGCAACGTCAACAGCCTGCGGGCAGTTCATGACGCAATGAAGGCCAAGGCCGCGAGCCTCAAGTTCACCAAGACGTTCTTCCTGGGGGACAGCGAGACCAACGCCAAGGAATTTGACGGCCTGGAAAAGCGCCTGACCGGAGATCAGGTCCTTGCCCAGGGTTCCACCAGCGGTGGTGACGCCTTGACCCTGGCCAAGCTGGACGAACTTCTGGACGCCGTTGTGGGCGGGGCCGACTGCCTGTTCATGAACAAGCGGTTGCGCCGGAAGATTTCCGAGCTGGTGCGGGCCGCCGGGCAGGCCACGGAAACCGTCTCCGATGCCTTCGGCCGGCAGTTGTCGGCTTACGCCTCGGTGCCCATCGTGGTGATTGAGGAAGACGAGACCGGTGCCGACATTTTGGACTTCACCGAGGACAACCCGGGGGGCGGGACCGCCGCTTCGACCTCCATCTACGCGGTGCGCTTTGGGGCCGGAGAATACGTGTCCGGCATTCAGTGCGGGACCCTGGATGTCCTGGATATGGGCCTCTACGCGGGCGGGGTGGCTTACCGGACCTTGATCGAATGGATCTGCGGCATGGCCGTCTTTCACCCCAAAAGTGGTGCCCGGCTTCGCGGCATCAAGAACGCGTAAGGAGTCATCACCATGTACGACAACACGCTCATTTTGAAGGATGCCGGTCTGGTGGCCGCCAGTGCCGCCGGCACCGTCTCCAGTGTCGCCAAGGTTGCCCAGCTCGGGGAAGGTCGGGTGGATGCCCGCCTGGTCCTGGACGTGTCCGCCATCGAGATCGCCAGCAACGACGAGCTCTATGCCGTGGCCATTCAGGGCAGCACCTCCAGCACGTTCGCCAGCGGCATCGAGGAACTGGCCGTCGTCAACCTGGGGGCGGCTGAAGTCGTCGGTGGAGACATCGACAGCGCCGCCGGGCGGTTCGAGGTGCCTTTCAGCACCGAAAAGGCCGGGGTCATTTACCCCTATGTGCGGATCTACACGACCGTTTCCGGCACCATCGCCACCGGGATCAACTTTACGGCCCGGATCGAACCATAATGTGAACATGCCTCCCGGGCACCCCCCATTCACCCGGAAGGTTTTCATGCGCCTATTGGTACGGCCTTAAAAAATAAGACGCGCCCTGGGAGGGGTGAAAAGGCCCAACCCGGACAAGCCGGGGTCCGAAAATACGGGGAAACCCGTCCCGGCTTTACTCTGGAGTGTCTATGGGAAGCAGCTTCGAATTGGATATCGCCCGCTTCAAGATCAAGACCGAAAGGGCCATTGAGCAATTCGTTCAAAAGATCGTGCTCGATATGCACGCGAATTTGATTGTTCTCAAGTGGCCCGTCAAGTCTGGAAGGTCGCGGGCCAACAATATGATATCCCTCAACTCGCTTCCGTCTGAATCTATCATGGAGCTTGACCCATCCGGTCAGGCCACCATTTCCAAGGGCATGGAAGTGATGGCCCGTTTCAAGTTGGGCGACACCATTTTTCTCTACAACAACGTCGCGTACGCCATTGCCTTGGAGTTCGGACATTCGAAACAGGCCCCCGCCGGAGTGTATCGCATCGCTGTTCAAGATGTCCTGGGGAAGTATGGAAAATAGCTACCTCGACGACCTGCTCAAGTTCCAGCACCGAGTTGACCAGCGGGCAACCTCCCTGGCTGACGACATGGTGAAGGAGCTTCGCGCCTCCAGGGCGGTCATTGTGGGGAAGCTGGCGGCCCTGGCCGACGATGCAGGAAAAAACTGGGACGACCTTTCCTTGAACCGCCGGAAAGAGCTTCTGACAGCCCAGCTCGCGGCCGTTGATGCTGTTCTGGTAGATGTCTACGCCAATGCCGGGAAAAGCCTCCAGGAGGCCGGAGAAGACGTTGTAGCAGCAAGCGCCAAGCAGGCGGCAACAGCCATGACCGAGATCACAGGCGCCGCAACCGTAAGCCTTGGAGCGACCTTCACCACCGACGTGGCCACGGCCTGGTTCGAGTCCTCGACCGTCGAAGGCCTGACCATCAACAATTTTCTGAACAAGCTCCAGGCGAACGCCCGGGATCGAATTGTCTCCGCCGGCCGCCGGGCCATGATCGAGGGCAAGAGCGTCGATGCAGCGGCCAGGATGATACGCATGGAGGGCATTGAAGGCAGTGTCCCCGGTCTGGAGGGATTGGCTCGGACCTTCTGCTTATCCGCCTCGAATCACGCCCGTGACAAAACCATCGAAGAACACTTCCCCGACATGGTGGGAGGCTGGAAGCGGATCGGCACCTTGGATCGCCGGACCTGTATCGCCTGCGGGAGCATGGACGGCAAGGTCTACAAGCCCGGGGAGCCGCGTCCCTCCCTGCCGGCGCATTGGCGTTGCCGCTGCCTCTATGTGGTCCAGACGCCGACTTTCAAAGAGCTTGGGATCGATGCCCCAGAACTTGACGAGAGCACGCGTCCGGCCGTGAAGCATAGCGTCCGCACCGTACACCATCGGGACGGAAGCACGAGCACCGAGTTCACCGTGGAAAGTGTGGACCAAGTCCCGGCCAGCACCACCTACACGGAATGGCTCAAGCGCCAGCTCCAGGAAGACCCGGCCTTCGTCCGGTCTGTCTTGGGCAAGACCAGATTTGAATTGTTCAAAAGCGGCAAGCTGAATCTGTCCGGCATGGTCACAGATGGGAAAATAAAGAATCTCTCCGATTTATAGAGGTTGCCATGGATATCGCTGAAATTTCCGTCAAGGTGAACACCCAGGAAGCGAAGAACGCCTCCAGGGATATCGATAACCTCGGCAAGTCCGGGACAGGGGCGCAAAAGAATGTTGATGCCCTTGCTCTTGCCGCAAAATATCTCACCGAGGCTATTAATCGGGCTTCAAAGTCAAGCGTAGACCTGTCTGGCCGTATCGACAATTTGTCTGGCCACCTGTCCAATGCACAAAAGAACACGGACAGTTTCAATAAGACAGGTGTAAAAGCCATATCGACTTTTGACGGCATGAGCACAGGTGCGCTCAAGCTGGGAAGACAGATTGTCGCTCTTGCTTCCGCATATGTAGGATTTAGGGCTGCGGAAAGCACATTTTCAAAATCGCTCGCTGCCCATTCAGACTACGAAAGTGCCTTGATCGACATGGCCAAGGTAACAGACCAGAATCTGTCTAAGATAAGCGCCGACATTATGGCGATGCCCCGCCAGCTTGGTGACCCGATTGCTTTGATGCAAGGGTACTACCAAACGATTTCGGCTGGCGTTACCGACGCGTCCGCCGCAATGAACCTGCTCACCACGGCGTCCAAAGCCTCGAAGGCGGCCCACGTCGAGCAGGCGGAAACCATCAAGGCCCTGACCAAGCTCATGACGGGCTTCGACGGCCAGATAAAGTCTGCAACCGACGCCTCCGACCTGCTCTTCCGCATGGAACGTCTCGGGCAGACGAGCTTCCGAGAGCTGGTTCCTGTCATCGGCGATGTGGCGGCAACCACCCACGCTGTTGGCATATCGCAAAATGAAATGGCGGCCGGACTGTCGTTGATTACCCAGACGTCTGGCTCAACAGCCGAGGCGGCCACGAAATGGCGTTCCATCATGATCGGTCTCTACAAGCCGACCGAGAACATGGAAAAGGTCCTCAAGGCGTTGGGCTATGCCTCCGGCGAGGCCATGATAAAGCAAAATGGTCTGGCCGGTTCTCTGCAACTCCTTCAGTCTGTTGCCTCAAATTCCGGTTTTTCTCTGGGTAAGTTGTTTGAATCCCAGGAGGCCTTGACTGGCATATCTGCCCTCTCTTCCCAGGGATGGGGGAGATACCAGGATATGTTCAACCAGATTCTTAATGGTGCCAACGAAACGAATGACGCATATTCAAGGTTGCAGGGCACTTTTAAGGAAGCAAAAGACACCTTTGATAGCACAATAAAGCAACTGGCCATTGAGTTCGGATCAGAGCTTGCGCCACAAATGATTGCTGGCATGGACAGCTTTACAAAGTCAGTTCAAGACAGCAAAGAACCAATCGTCACCACATTTGGCGGCATAGCTACCGCCGTTGGCTGGGTCACTGACGCTATTTTGTTGGCGACAAAAGAATACAATAGATTCTCAAACATCATAGCTGGTGGCATAGCTGTTGCGACCGGGAAGATGAGCTTTGGCGATTGGGCTTTTTCGAGCCAGGAAGAGCTTGTCAAAAAAATGCAACAAGCTGGCGATAGGTACAGAAAAGAGCAGCAAACGCAATCAATATTGCATGGGAGCAATACAGGAACCATCCCGGAACTTTCCAGCATGTTCGGTGGCGACCTCTCGAAGCAGGTCGATAAGATCACAAAGAAGGTGACAGACCTCAAGGTTGCGTTGAAAAGCACTGGCCAAGGTGGGGCAAATTCCGCCGCGCGATATGCTGAGCAAGCCGCCGGCTACCTCCAGCAGGCTTTGGACCAGCAACAGCAGCTCCAGGCGCAACTTGAGGGCGATACGTTGAGCGGCAAACTGGCCGCTATCGACAAAAAATACGACCAGCTCGGGACGACGATCCGCAAAAGCATGATCGGCGCCAAGGGGGCGACCGGGGACGCTGCCAAAGCCCTGGATGTGCTCGAACAGAGCCGTGCCATCGAAAAGAAGATCGCTGAAACCAAGGCCTGGCACGATGCCATGAAAGCCACCGCCGATCTTATGCAGCAGGTGGGCGAGATGTCCGGCGACATGGGGCTTATCCGGGGAGGTGGGGAGCGGGAGATCAGCGAATGGGCGAGGGATCAGGAACGCTATTTCCGGGGCTTACTCCCTGAAGGAGCTGAGCTTGATAAGGCTATGGCGCTCATTTCACAGCTCAAGAGCCTAAAAAGCGCCGAGAACGTCATGGACACGGCGACGTCGTTCACTGAGTATGCTGATGCTTATAACCAAATAAATAGTGAGGAAAAGAAAGCCCATGAAGCTCGGCTTGAAATCTACGAGCAAGACCTCCAGGGCTTTTCCGAAGTATCTTCCAAGATGGTCCTTGTGCGCATGGCCGCCTATGACGAGATCATCGCAGCCGCACAAAAGGCCGGGGACAAGGAGCGTGAAGCGTTTGCCAAGGTCAACAAAGAAGACGCGATGGAGAAGACCTTAAAGGATATCCAGAAATATGGAGAAGCTACAGACGCATTTTACGCGACTCTATCTCTCAAGTTTGGGACGTATAAAGATGATATGTCCAGGATGCGAGACAATGCCAAGATGCTTGGCGAAGACCTGTTCTCTCTTTCACGCGACATATCTTCAGCAATTGGCGATACATTCGGAGATGTCCTTAAAGGCATCGCAAAAGGAACGCTAGACACAGAAGACATCCTGACGTCTTTTCTTGAACGGGCCGGTGACGCATTCGGGAACTTCGCGCAAAAAATTCTTGAGCAATGGATAAATAATATTTTTGATTCGATAGCGAAGCAGTTTACAGGTGATTTTCTCACCAAAACTTTTGGAGCTACCGCCAATTCGAGTTGGTCGCTTCTGAGTCTCTTCGGCTTCGCCCACGGCGGCGCGTTTGCAGGGGGCACCACGCTGCCCACGAACTCCATCTTGACTTCTCCGACGCTGTTTACGACGGCCGACAGCGGATTCCACGCGTTTGCATCTGGCGGGCTCGGGGTGGCTGGCGAGAAGGGTTACGAGGCCATCATGCCGCTTAAGCGCATGAGCAACAACGACTTGGGTGTGAAGGTAGACGTGGGCCAAGGCTCACAACGCCAGCAGGAGTCAAAGCCGCCCGTGGTCAACGCGAATACCAAGGTGATCAATGTGGTGGATGGCAAACTTCTGGGGGAATATATGAAATCATCTGAAGGGGAAAAAATTCTCGTCAACGTCATCACGCGGGCGGGATTTCAACGCGGATAGCGGCACCGGGCTGGCTGGTGTCGTGGGG